CTTATGAGCCCCCCCCCCCCCACAACAGCCCCCGCCGCCCCCGCGCCAGACGCCCTGATGGACCGCGTGCTGGAGGCCCTTGACGCCCGCCTGGCCGAGGGCATCAGCCAAAATCAACTGGCCGAGCGCATTGGCCTATCGGCCGCCACGCTGAGTAACGTGCGCAACCCTGACAAACGCGCCGGTGTGGCCCCCGAAACCTGGGCCAAAATAGCCCAATACCTGGGCGTGAGCCAAGGCTGGCAACTGGCCCGCACCCAAAACCTGCGCAGCATCACGGCCTTTTGCCGCGACATGCAGACCAACGCCCGCATGGGCGTGCTGGCCGAGCCCCCCGGCCGGGGCAAAACCAGCACCCTGCGCAACCTGCACCGCGCGGATATCCAGAACGTGTATTACCTCCATTTGCACGCCGACATGCCCCGCCGCGCCATGCTGCGCGAGCTCATCCGGGCCATGGGCGGGGCCGACCGCGAGGGCACCGCCTACGACCTGCGCTGCAAACTGACCGACCTGCTGCGCCTGCGCCGCCAGCAGGGCCTGCGCCAGCTGCTGATACTGGACGACTGCGGCAAGCTGGTGCACCGCGAGTGGTTTCTGCCCACCATCCAGAGCATCTACGATGAGCTGCACGGCCAACTGGGCATTGTGCTGGCGGGCACCCACGAGTGGGGCACCGCCCTGCAAAGCCGCGTGCGCACCGCCCGCCCCTATGCCCCCGAGTTTGCCGACCGCGTGGCCAACTGGGGCACCCTGAGCCTAACCGAGGCCCCCGCCCAGGAGGACATCCGCGCCGTGCTGCTGGCCAACCATATACCCGACCCCACCGCCACCAGCATGGCCAAGCTGCTGACGGGGCGCGTGGCCAACTACCGCGAGCTACAGCGCCACGTAACCACCGCGCGCGTGTTTGCCACCACCGAAGACCGCCCCCTGGCCCTGGAGCACCTGCGCCAGGCGCTCAATATCCAAACCCATTAACCCCCCACCATTAACGCCCCCTTATTAACATGCTCCCCAACGACATTAAAACCGCCCAAGACCTACACCCCCACTGCCTGGCGGCTTTCCGGGCTGCGATGGCCAGCCTGGCCAACCCCGCCGCCCATGTACAGCTTACTGTGGTGATGGGCACCGTGGTGGGTGTGGCCCACGAAGCCAACGCCGCCGCCCGCGTAACTATGGCCAAGGCAGCGGTGCGCAGCCTGATGGCCACCATTAAGGACGACGGCGAGGGCAGCCGCAAGATGGCCTACGTAGAATACATGCTACAAACCGCAGTGGAGATTTTTGGCGAGGAACCGGCGCGCGACCTGCTGCGCCACATAGCCCTAGGCATACTCTACGCCGAAAACGACATAACCGCAGAGGCCCTTGCCACGCCCCCACAGCCCAGCCCCTACACCGCCTAAGCCCCCACTGCCATGCGCCGCAGCCCCACCTCCCTTGTAACCGACGCCCAGATGGCCGAGCTGCTGGGCCTATCGCCCCGCCAGATAGCCGCCCTGCGCGACGAGCTGGGCCACGACGTGATTACCCGCCGGGTAGAGCCCCAGCACCGCGCGGCGGTGTTTGCCGGGCAGGTGGGCGTGTTTTGGCCCTGGTGGTACGCCACCTGGGCCCAGCGCGACGCCGCCCTGCTGCTGGACGCCCTGCGCCTCACGCCCACCGGCGTGCACTGCCCGCCGCCGCACGTGCTGGCCCCGGCCTGGCATCGTTTGCACCAGCACGACGCCCTGCACCTGTACCCCTGCCGCCAACTGCTGCTGCACAAGCCCCACCCCAGTAAGCGCCATAGCCCCCGCCCCTAACGCCACAGCCCCCCAAAAGCGCCATGACCCCGCCGCCCGACATCTGTACCCACCACCTGCAAGCCCTGCGCAAGCGCCGCACGGCGGGCCGCCCGCCGGTGGGCAGCGCGGTGCGCGTGCGCCAGCCGGTGTACTACCGCAAGGCCCACGCCCCCGAAAACCCCAACACCCAGGCCACCCGCCCATACGCCGGGCAGTATGGCCTGGTGGTGGCCAGCACCGGCTGCTATCCCGCCGTGCGCGTGCGGCTGCTGAGCGGCGCCACCGCCGTGTTTTTTGCCGACGAGCTGCTGCGCGTTAGCGCCAAAGCCTACCAAGACGCCCTAACACAACACACTCAAGCCACCACCCCTCACATGGCCCCCCTGCCCCCCAACCCCCCCCACAAAACCTGGACCGCCGCCGAGCTGCGGGCCGCCCTGCCGCCCGTGCCCCTGGCTGTGCTCAGCAAGTTTGCCCACAACATCAACAGGCCCGGCTGGGCCAGTGTGCACACCCTGGCCAACGAGCTGAGCTATTGGTTTGACGAGCTCTACCCCGTTGACATCCGCGAGGCGCTACTGGCGCTGATTGACGCCGGTTATATCCTCACCACCCCCAGCCCCAAACGCACCGTCTTGACAGACTATGCCCCGGCGGCCAATATCAAGTCACTTAATTTCTAACCCCTTAATTACCACCACAATGGCAAGAGAAAAGAAAGTAGTGTCCACAGGCTCACCCTTACAGGTGAACGTGGAGGAGGAAATGCGCAACTACGCCATGGCCGAAGCCCAACTGGCGGAGCTTAAAGCCCAAATGGAGCAAGAGATACTGGACGTGCGCGAGCGCTATGCCGTAGACATGAGCCAACTGGAGGCCGCCAAGAAGAAAGCCTTTGAGCAACTGAACGCCTATGCGCTCATCCATTACGATGAGTTTGCCGACAAACGCAGCCGCAGCAACGCCTATGGCGAGTTTGGCTTCCGCCTGGGCAACCCCACGTTAAACAAACCTGCGTCGCTCACGTGGGCGGTTATCACCCAAAACGCTGAGGCGCTGGCCCCAGAGTTTGTGAAGACCAAAAAAGACCTGGACAAAGCCGGGTTGCTGGCCATTCGCCACGAGCACCCCGAAATCTTGAAAGCGCTGAAGCTCAGCGTTACGCAGGATGAAACCTTCTACGTTGACCCCAAACTGGAGCTTGCTGCCTAAAGGCCCCATTGTCTAACCACCCTGCGCCCCCAAGCCGCTGCCCCTGACCTGCTAACGCGGGCAGGGGTTTGGCGGTAAAAGCCCGCAGTTATGAGCACTAACAACAAGACGCAACTAACAGGTAATCAAACTCGTAGGTTTGATATACTGGACGGCGTGCCGTTGCAGGATATTGTGGACAATGCCCGTTTGCTGCACGATGCGCTCTATGCGCCTGGCGCGCCCAACACAGCAGATGTTACCCTGATAAAACAATGGGCAGACCTGCACAACTATTTGATAGACGGCATTTTGGCCGGAAAATTAACCCTCGCCAGACTTCCTACAAAACTATGAGCACCCAACCCCGCACCCCCGCCCAAAACGCCGCCCTGCACGCCCTGCTCAACCGCTTGGGCATGGACACCGAAGCCAAGCGCGAGATGATATACGCCGCCACAGAAGGCCGCACGAAAAGCTCTAAGGAGTTGACCCACGCGGAGGCGCAGGCGCTGATAGACGGCCTGCAGACCCGCGCCAAAGCGCTGCCCTTTGCCCCCAAGCCCGGCGACACACAGCGCAAGAAGATCATCAGCATGGCCCGCACGCTGGGCTGGGAGGTGACAGCCCTCAATGGCCAGCAGGCGGCAGACATGAAGCGCATCGACAACTGGTGTGTGCAGTATGGCAAGTTCCACAAGCGGCTGAGCCAACACACCGTTAAGGAGCTAAACCAACTGGTGACGCAGTTTGGCGAGATGGCCCGCCGCACCCTGCAAAACGACGTATAAAACGCGATATGGCTCGAGACCAAAACACCACACGGCGGCACGACGCCGTAAAAAAGGAGTTCACCAGGTTGCACGACGTGCACAAATTGCAATACCGCGAATGCCTACGTCAACTGGCCGAAAAATTCTTTTACAGCGAAAACACCATCCAGACCATTGTGTCGGGCAAGGTTCGCAAAAAGCGTAAGAAATAATGCAAACCACTGGCAAACTGCACTTTAATGAGGACTGGAACGGAAAGGTAACGGGCACCAAACGCGCCTTTACCTCTATCCGTTTGGCCTCCGGCGCTTGGCAACAAGGCGGCTTGTATGAGGTGACCCTAAAGGACATGGCGTATGACATTGGCCACCGCACCGTTGGCGTGGCCAAGCTGGTGGATTTTCGGCTGTTTAAGCTGGCAGACCTGCCGAGTATAACCGCTTGGCTGGACACGGGTTACGACAAAGTAACCACGGCCAACATCATCAAAGCGATGTACAAAAACAAGCAGGGCCTAAACATCTGGACTGCCGATTGGGTGCTGCTGCTCTTTGTGTGGCACCCGCCCACGCCCGCCCCGCCCCGCGCTTATCACCTCAACCTCAACGACTACGACCTATGATAACACTGAATTTAACCAAAGATGAGCTGGACTACCTGCGGGCCTTTGTGGACGCTGAGCTAAACAAAGCCAACGGCGGCCTGAGCGTGGCGCAATACCTTGTGTTGCTGACGCTTGACCCTATCCCCGCACGCCTGCGCAGCCTTGTGCGGCGGATGCAGGGCGGCCCGCAAACAGTCCGTCTGCGGCTAAAAAGCACGGAGGTATCCGCTCTGTGGCTGCTGTTGGATTTTGCGCCTATGGCCCACCACAGCACATGGGGGCGCAACTTGTTGGGGCAGCTTAGAGGCTACCTGCACTACCGCCTGACGCAAGAGCTGGGCAGTACGCCAGAATAACAAACCACCCGCAGCCAACACAGAAAGCCCCGCCCATGAACAGGCGGGGCTTTTGCGTTTACGTCTCTTGCCGGGCGTGGTCAAACTGGGCGGCGTTGGCGGCGCAGTTGCCGCCCGCAGGTGGAGTGGACGGTTCGCCGTCTGGCGATGGTTAGGTACCCATCAGCGGCACAAGGCAGAGCGTGGCTTCGTGCTCAAGGTAGTTCGCGTTGGGATAGTAAGCGGCCACGCTAAACGAAAAGTCCAGCACGTGCACGGTGCCGTGGGCGGTTTCGGTGTCCAGCAACTCGTTGCGCAGTTGCAGGGCCACGTAGGTGGCGGTGCCCTGCGCGGTCAGCACTTGCTTGATGCGCTCTATATTGGTCAGCACCTGAAACGCCCGCCCTGCCTGCCCGCGCTGCAAGACGCCCGCCGTGGTGCGGGTGTACTTGGCCTCGCCTGCATAGCCCTGCACCACGTGCACGCGCAGGGTGCCCGAGCCTTGGTGCATGCGCTTATCGCGCACGCCGCCGCGGGCCACCCACGCGATGTTACTAAACTCCAACAACACAAGCGGCGGGGTGTATTCGCCCTGCGCTATTGTCTGGTTGAGGAATAAATCTACCTGCTTGAGCTCTGGCACCTGCTCAAGCAGGCGCACGGCAAGGTGCTCGTACAGCGGCGTGAGGATATGCTCCGTGGCGGGAATGTTGGGGTTTTCGGGCATGGCAAAGTAGGCGTTTTAATGGGTGGTTAGCGGGCGTGAAACGGGCGGTTATCAGCTGTTGATGGCGGTTTCGTACAGCGACAAGATGCGCTGCGCAAGGCGCTTGCGCAGGCCGTCGCTCACGCCCATGTACTGCCGCTTGGGGATGACGATCACAACCGTGCGGGTATGCGCCCGCACCTGAGCGCCGCTCTTGCGGCGGAAGCTGCGCACGTTTTGGGTGGCAGACACGGTGCCGCCTTCGTTGTGGATGCGGGCGTAGACGCGGTCGGTCCCGATGACCACATACTGCGGCGCGGTTTTGATCACGCGGATGGAGCGCCTGAGCGCGCCCGTTTGCATCAGCAGGCCGCGGCTCTTCTTGCCGTCGTCGCTCTTGCCCCACGCGGTGGCCTTGCGGGCGGGCCACGGCTGGCCGTCCCAAGCGCGGGCGGCAAAGCGGTCTTTGCTGTAGGCCACGGCCTCGGCCCCCAGTATTTGCGGGATGCGGCGCGTGACCTTGTTTACGCTGTCCAGCACGTCCCGCAGGGTTTTGTCTTGGTGGATAGGCATGGTTAGTTGAGGCTTACGGTGGCGTCGCGCAGCACACGGCTGAGGGGGTCAAGGGTTTGGCTGGCCATTTGCTCAATGGGCTGGCCCTGCGCGGCATAGAAGTTCTGGCTGCCCACAAGGTTCTCCATGTTGATGGTGATGTTGCGCACGGTCTGGCCTGCGCCCGCCACGGTGGTGTTGGCGGTGGCAGCAATGTCGGCAGCGGCGGCGGGGCTGGCCTCAGCGGGCGCACCTGCTTTTTTGGGGGCAAACGCGCCGCCCCACATCTTGCCACTGGCCAGCACGGCGTTGGCTTTCTTGGCATCGTCTACCCAAGTGTTGGATATGTCGTTTGTCTGTATATCAACCTTTTGCGTGTCGTAGCCCAGCAGGCCATCAAGCCAATTGGCTGCGTCTGCCATTACGTCGCTTAGGCTGCCTATGCCACCCATCACCACATCAATAGCATCCATTATGGGTTGTAGGCCCCACGTGATGGCCTCCACAAGTTGGTCCCAAGCCTGCGTTACCATGTCCATAGTCCAGTCCACCATATGGCCGAGTTCTGCCCAAGCCTCCTGGACAAATCCCACTACGTCTTGCAGGGCTTGGCTGTTTTCGTAGAACGATGCCAGCCCGTCGCTCATGCTGCCTATTGTGTCAGACACAATATCAAAGCCATCGCCAATAGCTGAGACGATGCTCTCCACGCCTGCAATGAGCGGGTCCATCTTCTGAATCTCGCCGTTCACCCACTGAAAGGCGTCGAATATATCGTCTAAGCATTGGCTTATCCACTCTAAGAACTTAGCTATAAGCGGCAGGAAAACTTGTGCCATCTTGGTGAGCAGTACATCAAGCTGCGCTTTGATGCCTGCCCACATCTTAGCAGGGTCGTCTTTGGCTAGCGCCTCGAAGTTGGCAAGGTTGAAGTTGTCCATCCCGCTGCGCACGTCGGTCAGGGTTTTGGCCAGCCCGTCGCCCTGCACCTTGGCCATGTTGAGCAACTCGGCCATGCCTTCGGGGCCGCCCACGGCTTGGCGGAAGGCGCTAAACTGTTGGTCTGTCATGCCTTGCAGGCGCGGTGCCAGCTCGGCCAGCACTTGGTCTAAGCCGCGCATCCCGCCCGCTGCGTCGTATAGGCTAACGCCAATCTTCTTCAACTCGTTGGCGGCGGTGGTGGTGGTGAGGCCCTGCAACGCCGTTTTGGTCATAGTGGCGGCTATGTTGCTGTCCTTCGCCGTTTTGGAAAATGCGGCAAACAGGCCGGATGCGCTGCTGATGTCCTGCCCCGCAGACGCGGCGGTGCCCGCAAACTCGGTGAGCACGCGGCCATACTCTTCTTGCGTGGTGACGCCAAACTGCACAGCGGCGTTCTGCGCGGCCAAGATGGTGGTTACGTCGTCAGCCCCCAAGCCAAAGGCGTTCATGGCCTTCACGGTGCTGTTAATCTGGGACTTGAGGTCCGACCCCGTGACTTGGCTCCACGTGCCGATGACGTCCACCACCTTGGCGGCTTCATCGCCAAACAGCCCGGTGGCGCTCTGCACGTCGTAAAACGCTATGGCGGCTTCCTCAGCGCCAATCTTGGCATCCATCGCGGTTTGCAGTATCACGTCGTTGTAGGCCTGCATGGCCCCCAGCGGCTTGTCGAGATTGAGCTGACGGATGGCGGTGAACTGCTTTTGAAAGTCAAACGCCCGCCCGATCACATCCACCAGCGCGGCGCCCGTGGCCGCGATGCTTGCGCCCGCCAACACAAAGGGGTTGGTGAGCATTGGGCCCAGCCGCCCCAGCATAGGGATTTCGCCAGATATGCCGCTAAACGCCTTGTTGGCCTCCACGCCAAAGCCCTTTACGGACTTCTTGCCGTCGTCAAAGGCGCGTTCTATGGCTTTGTCCACGTCCTTCATCTGGGCCTCCAAGCCTTCCATGGCGTGCAGCACCTTGCGCGTTTCGGGCGTTATCTTGTCATCCAGCAGCAGGATTTGCGTTAATGTCAGGTTGTTGGAACTTGCCATATCAAAAAGTAGTTATGTTTGTAGCGTAATCACCGTAGGTGGTTGCCAGTAGTCATTCCCGTTAGGCAGGCCTGAACAGCCTGTACCTAACAATGGGTTTGGCTATTTTTTATAAATCAAAATACCTCTCCGCGCGTTATTGATTGCCGAAACGGTGTCATTAACTTCTTCTTTGGACATTAAATAGAAGGTGTTCAAGACCCATTCTTGCTTATTCGTCATATCAAATAAGGCCAAGAGGGGCAAACCCCCTTCATAGAATTTTAGGATAAAGAGTTGCCCTAACCCATTTTGGTGCGGGATGAGGAATATTTCGTCTGGGTCATTAAGCATTTTAGGGAGTTGTTTGATATAGGTTGCACGGCTGGCATGCCCTGCTTTCAAGACATGTCCAACTACCCTCTGCTTAGTTAGGCTAAGGAATAAACCCGTGTTCTGCTGATTTATAGAGATGTTGTTTTGGTGATCCATCCATGTTATTTCAACCCATTTATGCGCCTGGCTGACAGTAAGCGCTTCTGTTTCTAACTTAGGCCACGGCAAGCCAAACAGGGCTCTTGTAGGGGGCAATCCCCATTTGTGGGCATCAGCCTTTAGGACATTTTGTATTTTGGCCACATCAAAGTAGCCTTGCCCACCGTGGCTCCAGTCGGGGAAAATCTGCCCAGTTAGCCCAACGTTGCGTCTGAAGGCTTTTGGCACCGCCGCCTTTGCTGCTGGGCCAAACTTGGTGCGCTCATCCTCGTCATACTCGTCTATTGAGTTGTAGATTTTCGGCACCTGCACCACATCGCAACGGCAGCCCCAGCCATTTGGCGGGTAGTATCTCTTCCAAAAGCCATGAGTTGCAGGGAAGGTGGCCCCGTGTAATGCTTTGTGGCTATCGCGCACGCGGTCATCCTGCGCGGTTTCGTACCGCAGGTCGTAGATGTCGCTGTCTTGTGACACCCGCACCCACTGGGCGGCCATCTGGGCGTTGGCCTCAGCAAGGTTGTATTCTGTGCGCAGCCAGTTGTCGTTGTAGCTGGGCACGAGCTTTTGCACCGCATCGCGGAAGTCCGCAAAGCTGCGCTGCTTGCCGTCCGGCGTGGTGAGCAGCTTGGCCATGTCCTGATAGAGCGCAATGGTTTTGGCCCCGCTGAACACGTGTAGGTTGGTGTTTAGGGCGCTGAGCATCTGCGCGTCTGGCGTGTCGTAGTCTAAACTAATATCGCCGCCGCCCTGCTTATAGCCGCTCTCCACGGCAGCCCGCAGCTGGTCAAAGGTTTGTGCCGTGTATTGCGGGCTATAGTCCATCTTGCCTGCGTAGAGGCGGGCCACCCATTCATCAAACACACCGTCTGGTAGGGCAGCGTGTACGTTTTGCAGGTTGTGGTGCGCGTGGCCACAACCCACGTGCATATGAATAGTGGCATAGTGGCTTTGCAAGCTGGCGTTGGGGCCATCGTTAGGCTTTTTTGGCGGGGCCGCTTCCGGCTTTTGAGGGTCAGGCGGCAGGGTGTCGTTATGGTTGTCGTTGCCGCCATCAGGGTTGCCGCCATCTGGGTTGCCGTCAGCAGGCGGGTTGTCCAACGGGTTGTTGGGGTTTGGCGGAGCGGGCGCGGCCTTTTGCTTAACCGGGATGCCCGTTGTGCGCGCAATATATTCAGGCTCAATATCATAGACGGCGCTCAGCTTGACGACAACATCAGCCAAAGCCGTGACGCTCAGTTGCTCAATGTAATCCCATTCATAGCGCAGGTTGGCCAATTGCGTGAGGCCCATGCGCACCAAGAGCGGCAGCAGGCGGTCGTTCACCAGGTCCTGCGTCATGCGCATATCGGCCAGCATCTTGCGGTCTGCCACGCGCTCGTGTACTTCGGCTTGGCTCTTGCTGCTGCCGTTGTCGGTGGTCATGGTCTGGCCCAAAATCAGCTTACTCATTTCCGAGTTGCATTTGTTGATGCCGCTAATGAACATCCCGCTGGGGTCTGAGCCTGCGCTTGTGTAGATGTTGAACTCATCGCCGTGATTGAGCAGATAGAACGCCGCGCGGCCCACGTCTCGCAGGCCTGCCAGCATCTCCCTGCGTTCGGCATCGTCTCGGCTGTGGGTGGCCAGCGTGCGGATAGGGATACCGATAATCTCCTGCAACTGGCTCATGGCCGCTTCCGCATTCTTTTTGCTGATGACCTGATGACTGGCCTTATCCAACAACCCAAGATTAGCCGGGTTGCCCACTTCGATAACCTGCCAGTTGGGGTTCAGGCGCCCCTTTTCGTCACGGTAGACAATGGGGTTTGCATCGCCCCGCTGGCGCATGACCACGCCTTGCCCCTTGGCATTGAGGGGCAGTACGTAGCGACGCGGCACCAGCTGCACGCTGTCTATGGTGGCGGTGAGCGGGTTGATGCCCGAAAGCTCAATCAGGCTATGGCCCCAAAATATGCTATCAATGGCATAGCCCAGCAGGTCGTAAAACCACATGCGGTCCAGCAGGCGCGTCGCCGCTTTATCGGCCTCTTTGCCCGATGCGTCTACCAAGCGCCACGGCTTGGCCTGCACGGCCTCCTTGCGTTGGTCCATGATGCCGCTGAGGTGGTTGTCCAACACAAAGTTGTTGTACACCTCGATCAGCGCGTAGCGGTCTGGGTTGGTGGTGCTGAGGGCGCTTTGCCGCGCCTGCTCCCAATCGCGCAGTTGGGCCTTAATCTGCCGCTCCGTCTGTTGGGCGATTTGGTATATCAGCCGCTTGCCGTCTGGCTTTAGCGCAGGCGCAGGCGCGAGCATCGCCTGCGGCGCAAGCGTAGATTTAGGCTTAGGCGCAAAAACGCCGCCTAAGCGGCGCAAAAAACTTTGGCGGGCACTCATAGCGCTTTATGGGTTATGGCCGCTTGTGCGGCACGATAAACAGGTAATAAACAGGGTTTGGATTGAGGCAGTAAGCAATAGGGAACAGGCAATAGACTTTAGCGCCTGACATTGGCTACTGCCTATGACCTATTGGCTGCTACCAGTCGTGGGTGTTGGGCGGGCGGCTGCCCCACGCGAAGCCGGGCAGCATCTGGTTTTCGCTGGCGGCGGGGATAAGGTCAGTGGCCATTTTGCCGTCGCGCACGTCCATGAGCCACTCGCGCCAATGCTCGTATCGCCGCACGCGGTCTGGCGGGATGTCGCCCGCCCGGCTGGCCCGTGCCCAGAGGTCGTAAAGCACCAGGTCTACGACGCACTGCACAAGCGTCTGGTTGCGGGCCATGCCTTTGCGGGCAAATTCGGTGGCCACGTCGTGGCGGCTGCGCAGGTAGTTCTGCACGTAGCTGATGCGTTGCCGCTCTAACTGGGCCAGCAGGTGCCAGTCCTCATCTGCCACCGCCGCCAGTTCGTTGGGGTCCATGATGGCCAAGAAGTCCTGCTGCTCCAAAAACAGGTAGGGTTCAGTAGGTAGGCTCATGCGGCGGGCAGGTCAAAGCGGCGGGTGACGGCACCCCAAAGCAGGGTGCCCGTGTGCGCTTCAGCGTCTTGTTCGTACTCGTCACCAAACATGATGTCCCAGTCAAAGCGCAGTGCGCCCGTGGGCATATCGGCGGGCAGTTCATCCTCCAACACCACCAGCGACACATCGCCCGGCACGGCATCCACCAGGGTAAGCGTGCCCGTGTCGGTGTCCAGCGCGGGGATGGTGGCTTGCAGCACGGCGCGGTTGTTGACCACAGCTGTAAGCTGCACACGGCTGGCGGTGCTGAGGTCAAAGGGCAGGTTGTCTGCGGGGTCCCGCAGACTTAGGCGGATGTGCCAAGGCTGGCCTTGGCGCAGGGAGCGGTTACTCATGGTTGTTGCGGTTGCGGTTACGGGTTTTGTATTGGTTCCACCGGATCATCAGCGTGACGATGTTGACGGCCCCCCACACCACCAGCGCCAGCACGTGCAGGCTGGTGGTGAGCATTTCGAGGTTGTGCTCTATGAGGGCGAAGGTCATCATCGCCACGTTGAAGAGCAGGGCGCTGTTGAAATCAGGGTCTTGTGAAATCATGTTTGTGAGGGGTTTATGCGGTGTTAACTAAACGGCTTACCAGAGGTGGCGGCGCGGCTGCCTGCCCATGAGTATCTGTTGGGTGTTGCGCGGGTTTTGGCGTTCCAATAGCCAGATTGCGCCTTCCAAGCTGTCGGGCGCGTCGTCGTGGCTGCGGCGGCTGCCGCCAAAGGCCAGCAGTTGGTCTTGCCAGTTGCTGTAATCCTGCCCGCCCTTCATGTTCTCATTGATGATAATGCGGCCCTGCTCAAACAGGGGCGCAAGGTTCTGGATGCGGCCCTCCTTGGCGGGTTTCTCGCGCTTATCGCCCATCAGGCGCAGGTTGCGGCCTATGCGCCGTTCCTCGTCTTTCACGTAGGACATGAGCATATCCTGCAACAGCACTTGCTCCATCCACCAGTGTATGATGACCCCTGCGCCTGCGCGGTCGTTCTGCTCAAACATCCACCGCACAGCTTGGCCAATGTCGCAGCGCCGGACAAAGACCGCCAGCACGTGGTATTCCAACGTGCCTGCTTTCGCCCCCACAACGGTTATGGCCTTGTAGTCGGCATGTTCTGTGTTCTTGTAACTGGGGTCAAAGTACCCTACAATGTGGCTGTAAGTGCCCCATTGCTTGTGGGGTATCGGCTTGTAGATGAGCCACTCGCCCTTAAACAACGCTCCTTCAATCTGTGGGTTGTTCATGTATTCGCGCTCAAAGGCAATGAGGCCCATTTGCTCGCGCAGCTTGGCGTACACCTCCTTTGTGTACAGTTCCCGCCACGTGGGGTTGCCCTTTTTGTCTAGTGCGTCCACCCGCAACGTATACCAAGAGGGCATTTCCATGAGCTGCGCAGCGATGCTCTTGGGGTGGATGATGTTGTTGGTGAGGATGAGGCGGATGCCACGGATGCCACGTAGTGCTGGCAAGCTCTTTACCCAATCCACGGCTTCACGCGTGCGCTCTTGGTTGCGGTTTAATTCCTCGGTGTCCAAGTCGTCACATACCACATAGTCAGGTCGTGCGTTTCCGCGCCGAAGGCCCCGCGGGCTAACGCCCATGCCTGCCGCCACCCAGTACACGCCCTGTTCGGTTTCCAGGCTGCCGCCTGCCCACTTGCCATAGCCGCATTGCTTGCCAAAATCGGCGATGTAGCGCTGGTTAAACTCCAGCTGCAACTGCAAGTCCCCCAGCAGCAACTCGGCTTTCTCTTGGTTCTGGCCAATGATGACCCCAAACTTGAGTTCGCCGCGCGCCATCAGGAAAAGCGGCACGAAGGTGCAAAAGGTCATACTCTTGGCAGACCCCCGAAACCACGCCATCACGGCGGCGATGTCCTTATCGTCAATGACAGCCTGCGCCCCTTTTTTCTGGAAGGAGGCCATCTGGACCTCCGCCCAACTGGCAAAATAGTAGCGGACAAACGCCTCATAATCGTTGAGTAAACGCTTGATGCGGGCCTGCTTTTGGGCCACAGTTTCTTTCAGCGGCAGCTCGGTAAGCTGCTGCATCTGGCGCACCATGTCGTCCCACTCGCGCAGGGCGGTGCGGTCTTTGGCTTTTAGCAGGCTCATATCAGACCTCCACCCGTTTTAAGGTTATCGGCCAGTGCCCGCACAAATTGGTCTGTGACCTTCAGTACAGGTTCGGCTTCATCGGCCATGTTGACTTTCGCCCACTGCACCAGCTCCTTTACGGTCTGTATCTTGAGGCTAAAGCTGGCTTCGTTGTTGGAGAGCTGCACGGCGCGTTGCGCTTTGATGAGCGCATCCCAATCGGCGGGGCTGCTTACGCCTTCGTCCGCCTCCATCTTGGCCAGTTGCTTATCCAGCAAACGGCGGATGCGGCGCTCCACCTGCTGCGGGCCAAGGCTGCGCTCTTCGCGCTTTTTTTCCCACTCTCCGGCCTTCATCCACCCCAGTAGGGTGCGGTAATTGATAGGGGTGCGCTCCGCCACCTCTGGCGGCTCCATGCCCGACATATAGAGCTGGTAGGCCAGCTCTTGCTCTGTTTTTTTGATGCGTCCCATACCCCAAAGTTGGGGTAATAAGCCGTTAAGCGGCGAATTTCGTTTTGCTATTAGCGATAGTAAACAGCATATAAATGGTAGTTATCCTATTGGGCAAAAGCAAATTAGGTGCGTTGGCGACAAGCACCCCAAATTTGGAGCATGAACCCGCAGATGTCCGACAACACACCGCCCGCACCCATCCTGACCATGGAGCAGGACGGCACCTACACGGCCATGGTATATGGCACGATAGACTCATGCGATTACGAGGGCGGGTTTAACTGCACGCGCTTTGCAAAGGAGTTGGCGCAGTTGCCCCAAAACGCAACGGTCAAGCTGCGGATTTACAGCTTTGGCGGCAACGCCTTTGATGGCCTTTCGGCCTATCAATCCATTAAGCGCGCAACAGAGCGCGGCGCTACAATCACGGCCTATATAGACGTGGTGGCCGCCAGCGCGGCTACTGTGTTGGCCCTTGGCGCACAGCGTGTTGTGATGGCCGAAACGGCCATGTTTATGATACACAACAGCTGGGGTGGCGTGGTTGGCAATAGCCAAGAGATGCGCCGCCAAGCCGAGATGCTGGACAAAATAACGGCGCAATACGTGGCGATTTATGCCACGAAAACGGGGTTGCCGGAGGCCAAGATTAAGGCCATGATGGACAAAGACGAGTACATGACGGCAAAGCAGGCGCTGGCGCTGGGCTTTGCCGACGAGATAGGCGAGGCAATGGTGACGCCAGCCTACATGCAAACGCTGCTGATGCACAAACCCCAACGGGGCACAAAGCCCCCAGCGGCAGCGCCCGCCACACAACCCGCCCAAGCACAGAACGACAATGATTTATCACCCATAACAGAACCTCCAAAAATGGAACTCGCCCAAATGGCCCTATCCGTGGGCCTGCCCGCCACTGCCACCGCAGAGCAGGTGCAGGCCCGCATCGCTGAGCTGAACGCCGCCGAAACGGCACTGAAGGCCCAAGCCGCCGCCAACCGCCAAGCTGCCGAAACCCGTGTGCACCAAGCGCTGGCCGACAAGCTCATCGAAGCCTCCGCCAAGAACGCGCTCATCGAACTGGGGGCCGCCGACCCCGCCGCCCTCGATGGCATTCTCAAACCCAAAGCCGCCGCCGCACCGCCGCTGCACACGCTGGCAGGCAACCAAGACAAAGGCGCAGGCAGTGCCATCATCGCCGCCCGCGCTGACTGGACGCTCAAAGACTGGTTGAAGAAAGACCCTTCTGGCCTCACGAAAATGCGTAAAGACCACCCCGACCTGTACGCTGAGCTGGCAAGGGCCTTTGAGGACGACTTTGCCCGCCGCGTGAACCTCCAAACCATGTCGAAAGCGGGCATGAACCCCGCGAAGTAAACGCCCACACGGCCATCCTCTTTCTCTCGCAATATCTCATCTCTCACCGCTAAAACATAGCAACTATGAGTGCAACACTATATCGCGCTGTCTGGACGGACTTGCTTCTGACGTCTCTCTTTGAGACGGAAGAGGTCATCCTGAACGACGCCAAGAACTTTGATGCGTTTGTAAACGCAGACACCGTGAACTGGGCGAAGGCGGGCGCAAAGCCAACCATCACCAAAAACGCGGCGCTGGGCACCACGCCCAGTGCCCTGAGCCAGCGCACGGACAGCGCCAAAGCCAAGGAACTGGATTACTTCCGCGTGGAGCCTATCCTGATTCAAGCGCAAGAGATCATCGAACTGGCGTACCCAAAGGTGGAAAGCATCATCCGCGATGCGGGCCTGACGCTGCGCGAAAAGTTGGTGGATTCGCTGCACTACGAGATTGGCCCGGCAGCGGATACGGCGGCAACGCCTGTTTTCGTAACCAGTGGCCCCGCCTCGCCAGATGGCGCACGTATCGCGCTGTCCAGTGCCGATTTTGGCCGCATGAGCCGCGCATTCGACAATCTAAAATATCCCAAAACAGGCCGTCGTGTGGTGATGCCCCCCGATATGTTCTGGGACATGGTGCTGACAGACCCCATTCTGCGTGAGCAGTTTAACCGCTTCAGCACGGGCACCATTCCGTCTGCGTTGGTCAACGTCTATGGCTGGGAAGTGTATGTGCGCAATGGTGCGCCGTACTACTATAACAACAGCGGCACGTGGACCAAACGCGCTGAGGATGCGGTCATCAACCCTGCCACGGACTTTCAAGCCGCGATCTTCTACATCCGCAACGAGAGCTTTGCGCGGGCCTTGGGCAGCGTGCAGATGTTTGAGGACATCGGCAACCCGGTTCACTTTGGCGACATCTACAGCTGGGAGGTACGCTTTGGCTGTGCCCGCTTGGATGAGCGCTTCTTGGGCGCAATTGTGCAAGGCGAGTATTAAGCAAGAGGCAATACGGCGTAAGCAAGAAACGGCTTGCTGCCTAGCCTGTAACCCAAGACCACGATGACTAAACTAGTCTTCAACATTGGCCACGGCCTGCAGGCCAACGGCACGATAGACCCGGGCGCGGTGAACGCCACGCATAAGGTCACTGAACATGACCTTATGTGCCGCCTGGCGGGCGAAATAGCCCGCAAGCTGGCCAGTCCTGTTCAAGCGGGCCGGGTGCAGTTGGTGTATCAAAACGCTTCGGGCTATGCAGGGCTACCAGCCCGCATCAATGCTCTTATGCCCAACTGGATTGTGAGCCTGCACGCCAACGCCTTTGTGCGCCAGGCCACGGGCACGGAAGTGCTGTATTACTGCGGCAGCAAGAACGGCAAGGCGCTGGCGGACAAGCTGCGCGGCTACTTGCTTAATGCCCTGCACCTGCCCGACCGGGGCAGCAAGCCCTGCACCCGAAGCGACGACCGGGGCGGCTACCTGCTTTACGCCACCGCCGCGCCCTGCGTGATTGCCGAACCCTTCTTCCTGACCAACGACTCGGAATACGAGTACGTGATGCAACACTTCGATGCCCTCGTGCAGGCCTATGTGGACTTCGCAAATGAGCTGCTTGAGGCGTAAGAGCCCCTAAACACATTATGCTGATTGATGATCAACCACCCCCAACCCCTCCTTAAAAAGGAAAGGTAATCTTTCTCATTACACATGAATATCAAGAAATGCATTCGCTGCATGCTGTCCAGCGCTGGGCAGCGGCTCATTAAGCACTGGCTGACAACGCTCTGTGGCCTTGTGCTCATTTTGGGCACGCTGGCCGCCGCCGCGTTCTACGAGTTTAGCAACGTGGACACAGGCCTTGCGGCCGTGCTCACGGGCACGGGCCTTGTGCTGCTGGGCCTGAAAGACCCCCGCGGCACGGGCGGCAACTCCGGGGAGCCGCCCAATATACCGCCCAACCTCAAGGCTTTAGCCCTACTAACTACATTCTCGGCGCTATCGCTAACCGCCTGCAAGCACTACCAAGTGCTGCCCGCGCCCACGCTTACCATTACCGACAGCACGGTGGTGCGCATCCGGCCCGTGCCGATCATGGTGCTGGCTCCGGCGGACAGCCTGACAGCGGTCCTGGACATAGCCGCCCTACTGGCCGGAGACACGCTGAGCGCCGCCACTGACCAAATGCGCACCGTGGCGTGGGTAGACCGCAGCAGCGGCACGCCGCGGGTGGTTGTCAAAACCAATATTGACCCCGTGGAGATACGCGACACGGTAGATGTGTCAGACACCACCCGCACGCTGAAACAGCTGGAGGTGCGCTACGTGCCGTCTAACCCGCCTGAGCCGGACAGCCCCCTCAAGCCCTACGCATGGGGCGCAGGCATCGGAGCCTTGCTGCTGGCAGGCGCTTACTTGCTGTACAACATTCTACGGAAATGACACCCGCCCTCGAACACGCAGCCCTATGGGTGCTCAGCACCCACGACGTGCCCTACGTCTGGGGCACGGCAGACGGCAACGTGTGGCTGCCCAAAGACGAAGCCAGCGCCCGCAACTACGCCAGCAAAACGGGCCTCAAACTGGAAAAGATACTGCCCGTGCTGGCCACCGACGAAACGCCCCCAACAACAACTTCAAAACCCTCTAAGCGACGCAAGAAGTGAGCTTACCCAACCTAACGGTCATTCGCCGCGAAGGCGGCCTTGGCCGCCGCAACCCCAGTGAGGACTACGTGTCCGGCTTGGTGCTCAACGGCGTGACAGACCCCTATTGGCCAGACTTGGAGCTCGACACCACATACGAGCTGCTGAGCCTGCAAGACGCCGAAGCGCTGGGCATCACAGCCGCCTATGACGCCACCAACGTGGTGAGCGTGTGGTATCACGTGAGCGAGTTCTTCCGCCTGAACCCGTCCGGCACGCTGTTCTTGCGCTTGGTGAGCCAAGCCGTGAGCCTAACGCAGATGGCGGACAAAGACAACCACCACGCCGCCAGCCTGCTGGCGGACGCCGGGGGCCGCGTGCGGCAACTGGGCCTTGGGCGCTGCCCCGCCAGTGGCTACACGCCCACCATCACCGACGGCATCGATGCCGACGTGTACACCGCCATTGCCAAAGCGCAAGAGCTTGCCGCGTTGCAGTTTGCGGAGTTCAGCCCGTGCAGCATCATCATCGAAGGCCGCGCCTTTACGGGCAATGTACCCCACTTGGCCAACCTGCGCCTGCTGGCCAGTGACCGCGTAAGCGTGGTGTTGGCCCACGACCAAGAAGGCCATGCCGACGCTGATGGCGCGGCTGTGGGCACAATGCTGGGCCTGCTCAGCGCCCGCGCCGTGAACCAAGACCCGGGCTGGGTTGGCCCGGGCAACATCCAGAGCGTGAGCGAAGGGCGGTTCCTAAGCCCCAAGCAAAGCGGCGGCTATACCCTGACGAAAGCGCAGGGTGACAGCGCCCACAACAAGGGCTTTATCATCGCCCGCAGCTTCCCGGGCTATGTGGGCGTCTATTTCAGCAGCGGCGCAACCTGCACGGCAGCCAGCAGCGACTATGCGTATGTGAACAACGTGCGGACAGTAGACAAAGCCATCCGTATGCTCTATGCCAGCACCCTGCCCAACCTCAACGGCCCGCAATTGCTGAACAACGACGGCACCCTCCGCGCAACGGAGATTGCCAAACTGGAAGCCGAGTGCCGCAAGGCGCTCAATGGCATGGGGCAGAACAACGAAATAAGCGCCCTGAGCGTCTGGATTGACCCCACGCAAAACGTGGCCACCACCGACAAAGTAAGTATCCGCTTTGGCATCACGCCCACGGGCACGGCACGCGAAATTGAATTTAACATCGGGCTGGAAGTAGCCTAAACCTGGAAGTAGCCTAAACAATGACCGAAATGGCAACGAATATCTCAGTCATCAATGGTGACGAATACAACTTCTCCACCACCTCCCTCATCCTCTTTGGGCGTGAGGTAGAGGGGATTCAGGAGTTCAACTACACCCGCCGACGGGGAAAGAACAACATCATTGGGCGTGGCGGCAAGGTGGTGGCCCGAACGCGTGGCAACTACGAATACGAAGGCAGCATCAGCATCCACGCCAAGGAGTACCGCGCCATATTGGCCAGCATCCCCGAAGGCATGAGCTTGGTAGACCTGCCACCCTTCAACCTGCCCATCACGTTTGACAATGGCGAGCGTGTGTACACCGATATGCTGGAGTACGTGGAGTTTACAGAAGAACCCATGACCACAAGCGCAGGTGACGAAAACATCCTGTATGTGCTGCCACTCATCATCGGCGAAATCCGCAAGGGCCGCTAAGCGCGGCCCGCAACCCGCATGTACCAACTGTTGATCACTCGTTAAATCAACTGCATATGTCAACAGACGCAGAAAAGAAATACATCGGCGCCATTCCGCAAGCAGACTTGGACGCGCATAACGCCAAGTACAAGGGCCGCGTGCGTGTGTTAGAGGTGGAAGATGCCGACCACCCCAACCACGTGCATTGCGCGTACCTGCGGCCCTTGGGCCTCTCGGAAATTGACCGCGTGCTGGGCTTGGCAGCCGATAACCGCCGCATGACTGCTGGGCAGGAAATCCTGCGGCTGTGCTGGCTGGCGGGCAGCACGCGGCTGAACACACCGGATGAGTACGATGAAGTGTACATCACCGGTTGCCTCACCGCCTTCAAAGGCATTGAGCTCAAAATAGGTGAGCTAAAAAAGACCTCAGCCTCAGCTTAGCAGAGCTAAAGCTGAGGCCCGCACGGTGGCAGGTGGCGGCGGTGGTAACCTACTATCTACACCTGCCAACCGCTGCCGAACTGGACGATGACGCGCTGCTGGACCTCTACGACAAAATAAGCTACGTGCGGCAAATGGAGGCCGAAGAGCAGCGCAAGACTTATCTGCAATACCAACCGCAACCACCCTCCGCCAAGTTCAGGCCCAAAAGACGATGATACGCTATCCGCTTGTAATTGTGACGTTTGCCGACCTGAACGCCGCCCTGCGGGCGCAGTTCGGGCCGCGCTACGTGCTGCCTGAGCCGCCCCAAGCGGCAGAGGTAACGGGCTACGAGCCGCCAGACGTGGCCGTGGGCACAGGCACCAGAGCCCCCACGGGCAACACATACTACGACCCGCTGGTGTTTGACGCAGGCGTGGTGGAAGCCACCGGCAAAGCGTACCCCGCCTATGAGTTTCCGGCCAGCACGTTTGTCAGCGTGCGCGGCAAAAACAAGGTGGTGGAAACGGAACTTGTGGGCCGCGTGGGCGCTGTTAAAGAGCTTATCAGCGCTCAGGATGATGAGGTTACGATAGCAGGCCTCATTGTGGTAGAAGCCCAAGAAGGCCTGTCTGAAGAGGACATGCTCGCCCAACTGCATCAAGAGATGCGGGCCATGAAGGACCTGAGCCAACTGGGCACCACGTTTGATGTCTCGCAAGCCTACCTAAACGAGGCGTGCGGCATCTATCAGCTTGTTGTCAAGGAGCTTACGTTTCCTACCAACAACGAATACAGCAACGCCCAGGCGTTTACCATCACCTGCACGCAAGACCGCCCCGTGGAGCTGATGCTCCGCGATGACGACGAAGCCACGCGAAACATCATTGAGGCATGACCGGAGAGCGCCACACCGTAACGTCCAGTCAGGACCTGATAGACATCACGTTGCAGATGTTTGGCACCTTGGAGGGCCTGCCCGCCCTGCTGCGCAGTGGCCAACTGCCAGAGGGCCTAAACACGGCATTAACAGTAGGTCAACAGCTGGTGCAGCCCGCCTACACGCCCGCCACCGATGACCACCGCAGCGCGGCCATTGCGGCGCAGTTTTTCCAACGCCGCCAGCAAATTGGCACCGCCGCCGCCGCAGACCCGCCCCTGGAGGGCATTAGCATCTGGGCTATTCACGATGATTTTGTATTAACCCCATAACCCTATTGCTATGCAACGCTCCCGCAGCTACTTAACGCCACTGTTCGCCAACCTGCAAAAGCCTAACCAAGATGCTTTTTGGGATTGGCTCGACAGCTTTGCCCACCTGACCGAAAACCGCAACCTCTTTGGCTTGCAGCCCCACGACACCACGCGGGCCTACCAAGTGGGGGACACCTGCACGTATGACGGCAATATATACCAAGCGCTGGCCGCCAACGGCCCCGGCGCCTGGAACCCCGCCAGCTGGCAGCAGATACCGCGCACCGCCGGAGCGCTGGGCATACCGCTGTGGGACAACGCCACGGCCTACACCACGGGCCAGTATGTAGAATACGACCTGAAGATATACCGCGCCTTGACCAACAGCACGGGCCAGCAGCCCGACATCAACCCGCTGGCGTGGGTGGAGGTATCGGCAGGGCTGGTGAACACCGCGCAGGCCGTGCTGCCCAACTGGGGCGCAGGGCTGTGGCTAAAGAACCAATTGGTGCGCGGGGCCGATCAGCAAGTGTACCGCTGCACCACAGCCCCGTTTGGCATCAGCCTAGGCACCGACTTTGCCGCCGAGCTGGCAGACGGAGACTGGGAGCTGGTAAGCCCGCCGCTGGTGGCCGCGCCAACTTTGCCACACACTACGTTGAGCGCCGCTACAAACCCCGCCGAGGGCTATGTGGAGCGCACCAACCACCAAAACGACGGCGGCGCGGAACATCAGTTTGTCAACCTAAGCGCCACGGCGGCGTCCATCACACTGGACCCCAGCGTTTTCCGCCAGGTGAATGTGACGGCTGGCGTGGGCATTTGCACCCTGCCTCAGTTTATCTTCTTGGGCCACCGCGCCCTCAACGTGCCCGCCTCCACGCCCGGGGCGCTCATGCTGCCCGCCCCGCCGTCCGCCCCCGGCAAAGTGCGGATAGACGCCCTGGTGATAGACCGCGCGACAGAGACGCTCAGCATCGTTTCGGGCACCGAGTTTGACAGCGACGCCCACCGCACGTGGCCCATCATCGACCTGCGCACCCACGCCATTCTGCAGCTCTTTGCCGTGCCATCGGCCGCCACAGTCAACGCACACATCACCAAGCTCAACGACAGCTACAACGCCGTGGAGTCTGTGCGGTTTATGTTTGACATGGCCAACACCACTGTGGGCGGCTATGAAGGCATGAACCTGTTGGGGCGGCTGCGGGTGATTCCCGTGACGCCCACGGGTGTTGTGATAATGCTAGATGTGCTACTGCACATGACGGCAGACGACAGCGCAGGGGTTTTGCAAGTCCGCCGTACGCTAAGCACCGGTCTTTCAGCCAGCTATGGCGGCTTTTTTACGCCGTCCAACTTTCTCAACACGTTGGACCTCGATCGTTTTTTGAGCTTGCCAAACCAAATGCAGCTTGCGAACGGGCAGCTGGTGACAGCAGGGCTGAGCTTCTATAACAACGGCGGCACACCGCCAAACATAGAGGACGTAGCCGACATAACCTACAACGGGTCTCAAGTGTCGGCATCCACCCCCGCAAGCGGTAACTATTTGCTGGTGGATGGGCACCAACGCAAAACGTTGAACTTGGATGATGTATCTGTACTGAACGGCAGCGGTGTGTTGAACCTGCCCGAAACGGACGACACCAAGCGCTGGCTGCTCACCAGTGCCAGCAGCACCAAGACCATCACGGCAATACAGAGCAACGCGGGCTACATGCACCCGCAGGAGTTTGAATGCGTGGCGGGCTTAACCGTAACGTTTCAGGCCACCGCAGGTGCGCCCGTGGCCAACGGGCTGAAGCTGGTGGGCAACACCGACAAGGTGATCAATGGGGCCAACAACGACTACATGGTGCTGCGGCCAGCCCAAACTGCCGATGGTGTAACGTACTACTGGCGGCAAGGGCAGCACGTAACGTTCTAATTATCACAAAGATGATTGCACTCTTCCTACACGTGCTGGCCAGCGGCCCGCGCTGGCGCGACGTGCTGGCCGATATGCTAACCCGCATAACGAACAGCGGCTTGGGCGCTGAGCTCAAGCACCTGACGATAGCGTTTGTTGGCCCCAAGGAGGCCGAAATGGACATATGGGCCGCACTGGACAGCGCTGGCCTGCACACCCAACACATTGTGCATCTGGGCGATAACCCCGCCGTGTATGAGCTGCCCACCCTGGACGCGCTGCACGCCTACTGCGTGGCCAACCCAACCGCCCAAGTGTGCTACCTGCACACCAAAGGCGCCAGCAAGCCAGACCCCGAAAACCCGATGTGGAAGTATTGGCGGCGGGCGATGTTTGAGCAAGTGATAGACCGCTGGCAAGAGCACATAACCGCGCTGGCCACGCACGACACCAGCGGCCCGCTGTGGGCAGGCAACCACTACGCAGGCAACTGCTGGTGGGCCAACGCGGCGTGGGTGGCCAGCCTGCCCGCGCCCACCGAGCAGGCCAAGAACAAACCCTTTGTGCCCCACGCCAGTGTGCAGGGCGAGCACCTGCGCCGCCTGCAAGCCGAGTTCTGGCTGGCGATACCGCGCGAGCACAAGGTGCCCCGCGCCTTTGCCATGAGCCGCACAGACCCCGCCACAGGGCCAGCGGCGAACATCGCGTGTGCGCCGGATGCCACGCTGGTGTACCCGCTGGCGCATTACGACCGCGTGTATATCATCAACCTGCAAGAGCGCACAGACCGAAAGGCTGCGCTGCAAAGCCAGTTAGACCGCTTAAAGAGTCCTGCGGGGCCACACGTGAAAAACATAGAGTGGTTCCCTGCCATAAACGCGGCCAAACTGGGCTTGAAGGCAGGCACCGCCCGCACCGGCGCTGTGGGCTGCTGGCTCAGCCACTACCTCATCATGCAGGATGCCATGCAGCACGGCTATCACCGCATCCTGATTTTGGAGGACGACGCGGTGTTTCACCCGGCGTTTAACGAGCTGCTGGACTACCACCACCGCCAACTGCCCAACGACTGGGAGGCGGACGTGCTGGGCTACTATCCCCGCAAGGGGCGCGGCTTTGAGGCCACGCTGGCGGAGTTTGAGCGCACCCTGGGCCACCCCGCAGAGCTGTACGGCACCCAAGCCTACGCCCTGCAAGGCGATGGCATCCGCAAGGCCTACGAGCTGCTGAGCGCCCAAGGCATACAGGGCCAAGGACATATAGACATGCACTTGCAACACCATGTGTACCCCAAGCTCAACACCTGGTGCTGTGTGCCCAGCATTGTGATGCAGAGCTTTGAAACCGCCAGCGACATCCACCCAGACACCAACTGGGTGCATAGCCAGCCCGAATGGGCACCGAAGATCAACCCCGCCAAAACCGCCCCCACTGCCCACAAAACCACCGCCCAAAAGCCCCCACTGCGGCAGGTTTTGGGCGTTAAACTGGCCTAAAGATGCTGTACACCCTTGGCGTTAAGATAACGATTGGCAACCGCCTGCAACCGCTTACGTTTTGCGAGAGCCTCCGCACACAGCTTAGCTGGCGCGAGCTAACCAGCACGGCTACCGTTGCGCTGCCGCGCAGGCTCATCTTACGCGGCCAAGACGTGTACGACTACCTCAAAGTGGGCGAAACGATAGAGATAGCCGTGGGCTATTTACCTCGGCTGACGGTGGTGTTTCGCGGGTACATTGCCCGCGTGAAGCCCGGCACGCCCATTGTGTTGGAATGCGAGGACAAGATGTGGCGGCTGAAGCAAACGCGCCACAAGGCCGCGTGGGCCAGCTTGGACATCAACACGCTGATGGACTTCCTGACGGCAGGCACAGGCATAACCTACCAAACGCCAGGACAAATAGCGCTGGGGGATTTCCGCATCAGCGACGCCAGCGCCGCCGATGTGTTCCTCAAACTACGCGAAACCTACGGCCTGTATGTGTACTTTGACGTGGACGGCGTGCTGCAAGTGGGGCGCCCCTACAGCCGCCTGACGGGCACCAACCCCGTGCGGTTTAGCATGGAGGCACCGGACGCCAACGTGGTGAACTTTGGCAACTTGGAGTGGACAGACGCGGCGGACGTGAAGGTGCTGATAAAGGCCTATAGCCTCAGCACAACAGGAGGCCGCAAAGTGGAAGTGGAAGTGGGCACGGCGGGCGGCGAAGTGCATACGCTGCCCTACGCCCCCAACCTGACCGAGGCCCAACTGCGGGAAGCGGCCACCAGCGAGCTCAAGATGCGCGTGCGCAGCGGCTACAAAGGCCACTTTACCGCGTTTTTGATTCCGGTGGTGCAGCCCTCCAACGTCGTTGATTTACGCAGCGGGGCCTACCCGGAGCGCAGCGGCAGCTACCATGTCGACGCCGTGACAACCGTGGTGAGCCCAAACGGCGGGCGGCAGGAAATAACATTAGGCATTGGCGTTCAATAACTTACAACGATGGACTACAATCAGATTGCCGACTACCAACAACTGTTGCGCCTTGTGCGCAAGACGCCCCAAATCTTTAAAATGGCGAAGGTGAAGAGCGTGGACACGGGCGCGGGCATCTGCGTGTGTGAAGACCCAACAGGCAGTGAGGCTGACTGGCCAAGGGTGTTTCTGCATGCTGGCGCAGATGGCCCGGACCAACAGGGCATTATCGTTGTACCCGCTCTGGGCAGTATTGTGTTCATCACCCAACTGGATGGCATGGAATACTGGTTTGTGGCGCTCTGTAGCGACATAGACGGCGTGATTGTCCGCGGCCCCAACGGCTTTAACATGGTGCTGGACGCCCACGGCAACGTGGCGCTCAACGGCGGCCACAACGGCGGACTGGTCAACCTGCCCATGCTGCTGACAGAGCTGACCAAACTGGACGCGCAAGTGCAAGCTATTGCCACCGCGCTGACAAGTTGGGTGCCTGTACCCAACGATGGCGGCGCGGCCCTCAAGACCGTGGCCAGCGGGTTGCTCAACCCATTGCCTGCACCAGACTTCGCCCCCGGCCCATTGACTGACAATAAGATAACGCACTAAGATGGCAGAGGCACGCGACATACTGGTAGCGACCATGGGCTATGACCTGCAAGTGCGGGGTGGCGACTTTGTGGCTGGCCCCAGCGACGACCAGCATATACAGCACCTGATGCTGGCCAGCCCCGGCCACTACCGCGAGCGCCCCGAAGTGGGCATGGGCCTGCTGGAATTTGCCAACGCCCCCCTGAGCGCCCCCGAAACCAACCGCCTGCGTAAGGTGATCCGCCTGACTTTGGAGGCCGACGGCTATCAAAATGTGCAGGTGCGGCTGCGGGCGGGGGCGCTGGGCATCAGCGCCTTTGAGGTGGGCGCTCAACGGCCCGCCATCAACAGCCCGGTAAGGCCGGAAACCACCATCCGCTAACAGGCAAGAACCGCCGCAAGAACCGCCGCAAGAACCGCCTGCTGAGTGCCTGCTGAGTGCCTGTTTAACACCATTTTATCATTGCTTATCCCCTCTATTACTCATTGCTTGATCATGGCCAGAACGCTAAACGAGATACGGCAAACGATACTGGATGCCAAGGCCGCCGAACCCGCACTGGATGTGCTCAACAGCCCCAGCCAAGCCGCTATCTGGCGGCTGTGGGTATATGTGGTGGCGGCAGCCATCTGGCTGCACGAGCAGCTATGGGACATCTACAAAGCCGAGGTGCAAACCATTGCCGACCGCGCCGTGGCCGCCACCCTCCCGTGGTATGTGCAGCAGGCCAAGCTGTTCCAATGGAGCGCCACCACCACGTATTACCTGCTGTTTGACCCCGACACCCAGCAGATACGCTATAACATCGTGGCGCCTGCCGACCGCATTGTGGCCTTTGCCAGCGCCGTCGAAAGCGGCGCGAACCCCAAGACCGTGATACTAAAGGTGGCGCAGGCAGACGGCAGCGGCAACCCCACACCCCTGCCCGGCACGCCAGGCAACCCCGCCACCCAACTGGGCGGCATCACCAGCTACATCCGGCAGATAAAGCCCGCAGGCATACAGGTGACGGTGGTGAGCCGCCCGCCCGACCTGCTGAACATACAGGCCACGGTCTGGATAACCGACGCCAGCAACCAAGCCACCATACAAACCGCTGTGGAGGCCGCCATTGTGGCCCATATCCGCACGGCCATCCCGTTTGACGGCGTACTGTTTATCGAGCGTTTACGGGATGCTATGCAGGCGGTTGCGGGCGTGGCAGACGTGGCGCTCGGGCCGATAACCGCCCATGTGGGCCTATCCTCCCCCTTGGTGGTGGGCCAGCGCTACGAAAGCACCTCCGGCTACTTTGCCATAGACCCCGCCCACCCCCTCAGCACCACCATAACCTACGCCCTGCTATGATTTACCTTGTCGACTGGGCATTGTGGGTGCTGACGCTAACGCCGCCGCTGCTGCGCCAAGCCCTGCAACGGGCGTGGCTGCAAGTACTGATTGCGCCGGTGGCAGACCTGCACGCCGCGTTTTTGGCCTACCGCACGGCCACCAACACGCAGCTAAGCTACACGGGGCAGGTTATCCTCTTGGAGCGCCTGCTCAACCTGCGCTACTACAACGCCTTTGACCCCAACCCCATAACGCCCTTTAAGCCGATCTACATCATTGACGTGCCCACCCAGGTGCAGCTTGTGCCGCTCTACCTAAAGAGCGAGGCCGTGCCCCAAACCGTCTATCTCCAAACCGAAAACATCCCGTGGGTGCTCTTTACCCGCGCCGAAACGCTGCTGAACTATGACTTCAAAATCATGGTGCCCGCCAGCCTAACCTTTGACCAAACCGAGCTTCGCCGCCTCGTAGACCGCTACAAATACGCAGGCACACAATATATTGTTGAACTTTATTGA